TTCACTCCTTACTATCAGTTGTACTTCTCCGTTCATGTTATGTCCAGTATTCGTTTGCGATTCGCATCTTTAAAGTTACGTTGTATAGTTTGCCATCACGTGTGTTCTTTTCCACATACGATGTGTCATCTAAGTTGACAGGTATTGCAATGTTTTTACCTACATCTTGCGTTAGCCATTCAACCTGATTGCTTACAAGTAACGAGCGCAGGAATTGAAACTCGCCTTCACTAATAAAGTCACTTGTGATTGTGATAACCTGCTGCACTAAGTTTCTACGCTCTTGCAATCCTCGGTCAGTAGCATCGAATACTCCAGTTGTACCATTGAACAACACACGTCTGAACTTCTTGCGTTCTATCTCGTCGGTTTTTTCGGACTTCTTTATAAAATTGAAATAGTCCCAACCACCTTTACTATTCACAAACGCTAGGCGCATGTTGTAGTAGTTGCAATCATATTGACCATATACGCCCGCGTTGTAGAATATAACTGTTTTACTTTTTTGAGATGCACCATTGAATACTGCAACCGTGTAACATTTCCAGTTAGGGAATAGCGAAGGCTTGACAGTTAAGGCAACAAAGTCATTGAGGTTGGCAGGATACACTGGTAGCAACTCTAAGTCATATCCGTTAAGTGGTAGCGTTTCAGCTACAGCGCCACCTATCGCAGGGAATATACTTATTTTGTAAGTGTCAACAACATTATTCGTTAGATACAAGTCATTGCCCGGAATGGATAAATAACCATAGTCCGTTTCAAATACGGGAACCCAAATTACATTTTGAGTAGTTCCAAATCCCCATGCTGATTGATACTTGTTAAAGTGCATGCCCGGAAACCTATCTGTTAGGGGAATGCTTGCAGTAAATGATACGAGTGAGCGTTGGACCTTTGGCGAACCTGTGAGCACGTTTGGCTTGTAACCGTCTATTACTTGGAAATAGCCATTGATTGCTATCATTGCCTCACCTGCTACTGCGCTGCCAACATTAACCGTAAGCACCCCGTCCACTATCCAGTTCTCACTAAGCGTAAAGCTCATGCTCAACGGGCTATTGTCATCAACCGTATCATCTGTTGCATAGTGTGAATTAGCATTGAGCACATTGCGCATATCATCAACAAGTGGTGACAAGTCAAAGTACAACCTATCATCGGGCGCGGCTGATACATAGAAGCTATATGTTTTGCCCGCTACCGTAACATCAACACCGTATCTAAAACCGCTGTTAGAGGTTTCATCACTAATTGCAATGATCATTAGCTTTTGACCACGAACGGCCCACTTGTACGGCTGGTCTTCTATTGTTATTGCCATTATCTTTTATTTAGTAGTAATCTGTTCTCTATGCTTTTTATGTAGCTATCCATTAGCTTGTCTTTATACTCGTCCCATGTATCGTCTATTGCCTCGGTATAATACTTTATACCCTCTATACCATTTATGCCTATGCTCTTGGCAATGGCAAAGGCTGCGCTCTTTATGTTGCTCTCGGTTGACTTGATAAATTCACCTTGTCTATTACGTAGCTTAAGACGTTTGATGCGTATCCAGTCCTCGATTGGTTTCACAGGTGGCATCCTTGCACCGGGCTTTCTACCAAATTCAATTACATCTGCGTATTGACCCGCGTCATCATTGTCAACTGTGAAGTCAATGGTAGGTTTGTTATAGCGCAAACGCAACTTATAAGTTAAAGAGTTAAGCAAACGCCCCGATGCAACACGATTAACCGTCTTGCCGCGCACCCTGCGTTTGATGCGCAGGTTAGATTGTGCACGCTCGACAACCGTAGCCGCATACTCGTTTAATATTTGCTCAAACTCACTAGCCATTACAACTCACTTAAAAAAATTGTATATGCAGTAGAAGCATTAACCATTAGTAGTTGCGCGAATCTCTGCGCCTTTACAGGGTCAATAAGTGCCTCGCTAACTAGATTGCGGTTAGCCTGTGCAGCATCGTTTGCAGTCGGCCATGTCAATGAGCCATCTTCATTTTCTGTTGGCTCAATACTATCCGAACCGCACTTGAATATCACAACGCTGCCGTTGTTATCCACCACAAAATTTTGACCATCAAAAGTATATGTCATATCGTTAATAATACTTGGTTGTTTAATATAGCCGCGCTCGTTCCGCTTGCGTTGTTTACGAACTTCATACCCATTTGGTCACCAACTAACACGCTAACTGAGTTAACCAAATCACTGAATACACCCGCTGCAGAACCTGCCGCAATGGTTATAGTCAATGCTTGATCTACGCTGTTTTTTCGCACCGTGCAAACAAGCGAACCTGTCGCGGGTTGTGCTGTACTGGTCATTACATACAATCGAGTTAGTGTGCCGTTAGTTATCATTGGCGTTCTACGCACAGCATCCGATGCGTTATGGTTAGCCGAACCGCCAAATAGAGCACCGAATCGAGTTTGTCCAGATGTCAATGTATCACCATTTGCAAACTGATAAAGAATCGAGGTTGAACTGGCAGTGATTCCTAAATCACTTACCATTTCAGCAGCCGTGCGTGCGGTTACTGTGTTGTCGTTATTAATACGCAAGAAGCGCACAGCACTTGGATTAGGCAGCGTTGCAAGGTTAGTACCTACCGTAGTGAGTCCTATGCTATCTTGCTTACCATTAAACGTTGACCAATCCGCACTACTCAATGCACCACGATTTGCAGCACTGGCTGTAGGTAGGTTGAACGTGTGGGTACCTGATGCGCTGCTTATTGCAAAGTCACTCCCAGATGTACCTACTGCGAAGTTTTGTGTGCTGTCGGTTAGGCCATTCAATGAACTTATACCAATGGCGTATGTGGTATGCACTTCACCAATACGACTTGCCTCGGTGTAAAGTGTAACCGTCTTGCCGTTGGTGTTTTGTATATCAAACTCAATGTGTATGCGGTCGGTTGCAGCCGTTACCGTGTTAGGTACTGAAATGCCAAATGTGTACAGGTCTACTACATTACCATTAGTTACTTCTTCAACTGGTGAAGTACCAATTAGCGTGAATGTAGTGCCGTTGTACGTATATAGTTTGGCCAATATTTGTGCGTGGTTTGAGCCGCCTCCTGTTTCACTTAAGTACACATCGATAGTCCACACGCCCGAAGGTAACACAAGATGGTTTGGTGAACCTATGTCGGTGATGAATCGCGCAATAACACCTGTCGTTGCACGTGTAAAGTTAGCAGCCGCTCCACTACCTGCAGCCGTTCCGAGTTGATAGTAAGCGTTGCCGCCTATGGTGCCTTGCGATGTGTTACCATTGAAGTAGAAGATTTGACCACCGCCACCACCTGTTGAGGGTAATGTGCGAAGTGCGCCCGTGCCATCTACGTATTGATCAACTGTACCATTTGCCGCAACCGCAAGTGTGCCTGATGTGGTAACGGGTGAACCTGTTACGCTGAATGCAGCGTTTGTAGGTGCAGGCATGGTTAGTCCTACCGATGTAACCGTGCCACTACCTGTTGTTGGCGTGGATGCAATCCATTGCCCGGTGCTTGTGTTGTATGTAAGCACTTGCCCATTCGTTGGTGTAGGTGTGTTTACATCTGCAAGGTCATCGAGATTAACTGGTATAGTTGGCTTGTTTAAGATTTGTGCTACACCACTTACTGCGTTCCAGTCTGAGTTAACTTGTCCTGCAGGTATGGTTGGAAAGGTTTGCAGCGCACCACTACCATCGATGTATTGAGTGTTGTTACCCGCGGCTGTAATTGCCAAAGTTCCGGATGTTGTAATTGGCGAACCTGTGACATTGAAAGCTGCAGGTGCTGTAAGTGCAACCGATGTTACAGTACCACTGCCACCACCGCCTGAAGGTGTTGAGGCTATCCATTGCCCGGTGCTCGTGTTAAATGTAAGCACTTGACCATTCGTTGGTGTTGGTGCGTTCACATCCGTTAAGCTATCCAGTGTTGAAGGTACAAAGGGCTTATTGAGAATCTGAGCCAAACCACTTACTGCGTTCCAATCACTATTGACCTGTGCAGCGGGTATCGTGGGTTTGTTCAATACTTGAAAGTCACCACTCGTTGCGTTCCAATCCACAGGCGTTTGACGTAACCTGTTACCAACTGCAACAAGTGTCCAATACAAAGTGTTGGTTGGTATGATTGCATCGTTATTAGCTATGCACTGGTATACGCTTCCGTTATACCATACCCTATCACCAATCACATAAGGTTTGCCTGTTGCCGTTGTATGGTTAGCGTTGTATGCTGTACTGACATAATCTACTGTGCCACCTGCAGCATCTATTGTAACTGAGCCATTGCCTAAGTCGGTTATGGTAATGTTCGTGCCTTCAACTAGATTTAATTTAGTTTGCACCACGTTGTCAACACCATTAGTCTGCAACTCGATGCCGTAACCTATGCCACTACCACCGCTGCCACTTGCACCACCTACTGACCATATCGCGGGGATGTCACA